ACGTAAAGTTAAACTAGACAAGAACTCTGAAGGTAAATACTTTGTTGTGAATATTGTGGAGTAACCGATGTTAGCAGAGATAGCCGCAGCAAATGCAGCATTCGCAGTTATTAAATCGGCTATCCAGAACGGACGTGAGATTGCTGACGTTGCACATAAAGTAGGTGATTATGTAAATGCCACAGAAGATTTACGCAAGATAGGTGAGAAAAAGAAACGCAAAGGTAATACAGACCTAGAAGAGTTTCTTCACTTAGAAAAGCTAAAGCAACAAGAAGAAGAACTGAAACAATGGATGATATATGCTGGTCGTCCGGGACTATGGGCAGATTGGCAGAGGTTTCAGGCAGAAGCACGTAAAGCTAGACTTAAAGCTATTGAAGATAGGAAACGGCAAATAAGACGATACGTTGAGATTAGTACCCTTGCACTTTTACTTATTGCTGGTTTGTTTTCTCTTGCTGCTTTATTCATGTGGATTGTTTATTTGAAGAGTTTATAATGGCATTAAAATCACCGCAGAAAAGTTTAAAAGCATGGACAAGGCAGGAATGGGGAACTAAGAGTGGCAAGCCGTCCGGTCAAACTGGTGAACGGTATTTACCGAAGGCCGCTATCAAGTCGCTCTCACCGCAGGAATACGCAGCGACAACGGCTGCTAAAAGAAAAGGAACTCGTGCTGGTCAGCAGTTCGTCAGACAGCCTAAAGCGATACAAAAGAAAACAGCCAAGTTTAGAAGAGGCGTATAATGCTAACTGCACTGATAGGACCGATTAGCCAAATAGCCAGTACATGGTTAGAGGGAAAAGTTGAGAAAACAAAAGCTGACAGCGCAGCAAAGGTTGCAACAGCGAAAGCTGAAGCAGCTATCATGGAAAAGAAAGCCACTGGCGAAATTGATTGGGACATTGAAATGGCTCGTTCAAGTGCGTCTTCTTGGAAGGATGAGTGGCTAGTAATTATTTTTTCTGTACCACTTGTATTATCTTTTTGTGGTGAGTGGGGCAGAAAGATTGTAGATGACGGGTTTGCCGCACTTGCAGGTATGCCTGATTGGTATCAATATACATTAGGTGTAATCGTAGCTGCATCATTTGGTGTACGCAGTGCAACTAAGTTTTTTGGTAAGAAGTAATGAGTGCAGAGCGTTTCTTAGAGTGGAAGATACTACCACGTTTTATGATGCTGGTTATGACACTTATGAGTTGGCGTGTAGTAGAATGGTTTATGACTTTGCCTGAACCTACTAATGCACAAGCAGGTTTAGTATCTGTAGTGACAGGTGCAATGACTGGTGCATTTGCAGTCTGGATGAATCACGAAGGTAAATAATGAAATACATACGTACACATCTACTGAAGCAGTTAATGCACAGCGAAGGACTGAGGCTAGAAGTCTATCAGGATACGCTAGGTATTGACACTATAGGTGTGGGCAGAAATCTGCAAGACAGAGGAATTACCAAAGAAGAACTAGACACTTTGGATATACCAAACATAGATACAGTTTACCAGCACGGTATCACAGAAGCTGATGCAATGTATTTGTTAGAGAATGACGTGCAGATTGTTGAGGATGAACTGGTAAAAGCGCACCCTTGCGTAGACAGGTTAGACTCTGTACGTCAACTTGTACTAGTAGACATGGCATTTAATATGGGTGTGCCACGTTTATGTAAGTTTAAAAATATGTGGGCTGCTATTCATGAAGAAGATTTTCGTACTGCAGCAAAAGAAATGCTTGACAGCAGGTGGGCAATTCAGGTAAAATTACGTAGTACAAAACTTGCTCATGCTATGCATCATGGAGAGTTCAAATGAAAAAATTCAAACCATGTCCTAAATGCCCTACTCCGGCAAATTGCTCTGCAGTAGGCAAATGTCAAAATAAAGGAAAATAAAATGGGCAATGAAAATCTGTTTAAGAAAACTGGCAGAAAAAGTGCTACAGAGCAGCTTGAAAAAATCGGTGCTGCAATTACTGGTGTTTTTGGTAAGGATGACGAAAAGCCATCTGGCTATACAAAAGTTATAGATAAAGACCCCATTAAAGATAAAGCAAAAAAGAATGTAAAGTCTAGTACGTCTTATAAAAAAGTAACTAAGATAACACGTATTCCCCATAAACAAAAGTCATCTAAAAAGAATGTTAGCTTTTTGGATATGTTTACGAGTTAAGTATGGCTAGAGAACTAAACGAAAGACAGCAGAAGTTTCTGGAAGTCCTCTTTGAAGAGGCTGGTGGTGACGTAGTTGCCGCTAAGAAACTGGCAGGGTATTCAGAAAATACCCCTACAACTGCCATCGTAAAAGGATTGAAAGAAGAAATCCTTGAAGCAACGCAGATGTATATGGCACGTAATGCACCTAAAGCTGCAATGGCTATGACTGGTGCTTTGTATGACCCAACCGAACTTGGCATTCGTGATAAGATGTCAGCAGCTAAAGAACTGCTAGACCGTACAGGTTTGATTAAAACAGAGAAGGTACAAGTTGAAGCCGCTGGCGGTGTCATGCTTATGCCAGCTAAAGCGGTAAGTGAGGATGACTAGTGACATCACCAAAATTGCATCAGCAATTATCCAGCTATTTTAGAAAAGAAAAAGGTTATAGTAAAAAACAAGCGTATGCAGCAGCTACCAAAAGACTTCAAAATGCTGGATATTTAAAACCGGGTACTTTAAAAAGAACTAAAAAAGATGCTTTTGGTTACATGGATTTTATAAAAAACAATGACACGTAGTACAGGTAAGTGGAAATTACCGCAGCCAACAGACATTAAAGAAGAAAACGAATGGGTACAGATACCACGAATTGCACGTACTGTACCATTTGGTTATGAACAGAACAAAGACGACCCTGACATTCTTGACCCCATACCAACAGAACTTGATTTGTTAGAGAAGGCTAGGCAGTACGTAAATCAATACAGCTATCGTGAGGTAGCTAACTGGCTAAGTACAAATAGCAGCAGATACATATCGCACGTAGGTTTAAGGAAACGGTTACAGAATGAGCGACAGCGTAAGAACCAAGCTGCAAGCATCCGCAAGTGGGCAGAATATGCGGAAAAGGCAATCGCCAAAGCGAAAGCCCTTGAAGAAGAAAGAACAGGCGCAAAAGCCAACGGTTGAAATACAAGAAGTTGATTCTGAAGTTGCTGAGTTTGAAAGCATAGAGGAAACTGCCAATGTACTTTTTAAACCTAATCCCGGTCCACAAACTGACTTTCTTGCAGCAAGTGAACGTGAAGTACTATACGGTGGTTCAGCAGGGGGTGGTAAATCTTATGCCATGCTTGCAGACCCTCTGAGGTACATGGGGCATCCAGCTTTTAGTGGATTGCTTTTACGACATACAACAGAAGAACTGAGAGAACTTATATTTAAATCTCAGGAGTTGTATCCAAAAATCTGGCCCGGCATTAAGTGGTCAGAAAGAAAGATGCAGTGGACTGCCCCTTCTGGAGCGAGATTGTGGATGTCCTACCTAGACAGGGATGATGATGTCCTGCGTTATCAGGGTCTAGCTTTTAGCTGGATAGGCTTTGACGAACTGACCCAATGGGCAAGCCCATATGCATGGAATTACATGCGAAGTCGTCTAAGGTCCACTGCCCCTGACCTGCCCATCTTTATGAGGGCAACAACAAATCCCGGTGGTAGAGGTCATCATTGGGTTAAGAAAATGTTTATTGACCCATCGCCATATAATAGAGCCTTTGATGCAACAGACAGCGAAACAGGAGAAGTACTCCGATACCCATCAGGACATAGCAAGGCTGGAAAGTCTCTATTCAAAAGACGCTTTATACCAGCAAGACTTTCTGACAATCCTTACCTTGCAGAAGCAGGTGATTACGAAGCCATGCTATTATCCTTACCAGAGCAACAAAGAAGGCAGCTTCTGGAAGGCGATTGGGATATTAAAGAAGGAGCAGCGTTCACTGAGTTTGATAGGTCTGTTCACGTTATTGAGCCTTTTGATATACCTAGCAATTGGGTTAAGTTTAGGGCTTGCGATTACGGTTACGGCAGTTACTCTGGCGTGGTTTGGTTTGCTGTCTCTCCTAGCGAACAACTTATTGTCTACAGAGAATTATACGTTAGCAAAGTCCTTGCAACAGACTTGGCAGATATGATTTTGGAAATAGAGTCTGGTGATGGAAATATTAAATATGGTGTCTTGGATAGCAGTCTTTGGCATAAGCGTGGTGATACTGGACCGTCTCTTGCGGAACAGATGATAAGCAGAGGATGTCGCTGGCGACCATCAGATAGAAGTAAAGGTAGTCGTGTAGCAGGTAAAAATGAAATACATAGACGTTTACAGG